ATTCTGGATCAACAATAACAGGTTGAACTGAAACAACATTTCGTTGTTGTAAGATTGTTGATATTAATGATGCTTTTTGTGTTGTTGTAAGTTTGTCTGCGTCCTTTGGTTTTACACAAAGATATACTTTACCATAAACTGGAGGATTATTATCTTCACCACCCCAACAAGTTACTGAAGCTGCATCAGAGAATAATGAGTATACAATGGCTTTATAATCATCTGGAGTAACAGCACGATTTTGGGAAGCGTACATTCTTGGAGCATTGAATCGAATGCTATCGATATCTTCAGGTGCTGCGCCATTAGTAGCAATCCCTATTGTTGTTACAGTTATAGAAGCCCCACTAATTAAAGTATTACCACCATATGAAAATAGACGTGCTTTATTTGGTGCGTCTAGATTAGAAACAAAGTAATTTAAATGAACAACATTACCTGATTCAAGAGCACGTCCAAGGTTGTCATCACCGAATGTTATTTCATATAAACTATCATCAATTTCTTTTACGTAATAACAATTTGTGCTAGAATCCACACCAATTAAAGTTTCAGCTTTTGTAAATGTAGTATAAACTGAAGATGTAGCAGAATCTTGAACTCTTACTGTTAATGTGTTTAAATCAATATTTACATTTGGAATAATGTAACGTGTATTAGTTCCAACATTTATACTAAAACTTAAAGGGCTGCCTTCAACAATTTCTAAGTTAGGAAAAACAAAAATACCTGGAGTGGTGCTGGTTGCAACCACAGTTCCTAAAGTATAAAATATATAACTTTCTCCATCTACTGTTGTTGTAAATGGAGTAAATGCTGGTAAAGCCAATGTAGTAAGAACAGATGTTGGGGCAGTAACAGTTAGAGTAATTGTTGCTTTAGAACACGTAGCTGATCTTGGAGAATAACCAAGCATCTTAGAAATAGAAACTACACTGTTACGTTTTCTTGCTGAATCAAGAAACATCTCATTGATGGCAAGGTTATTGTAAAGAGCATTGTAGTGAGTGTTATAAGCAAGAACGTCTAACAGAATAGACATGGCAGAACCTTCAAAATCGTAATCTTGAAATTCTGTTTGTCCACTTAGGAATGTTTTTAGATTCTTTTTAATGTCATCAAAATCTAATGTTGTGACATTAATTTTTTTGTTAGTAGTTGCCATTTATCGTGTTCTCTGTAGCGTTAAATCTAGCGTTATTGGAGCGGTCGTATTTAATATCGTAAATTCAATAGAAACATCAATAGTATAATCATCTTCAGCTACGACACAAATTATATCAATTACGGTTACTCTTGGTTCAAAGTTATTAATAAGATCTTCTATTGATCGTTTTAACATTGCGCCGAGCATGGGACTTGCTGGTTCAAATAACAATTGCCTAACTGGACTACCTATTTCGCTGTGAAATGGTCTCTCATAGTTACTAGTTAAAACTAAATTTTTTATAGAATTCTTTACAGCATCCTCATCAAAACGACGAGTGACGTCCATTGTCACTGGATTTTTCGTGAAATTTAGATCTAAATCCGAGAATGTTCTTGTATTATTTGCCATATTCTTATTTAGGTTTATCCTACGAAAGTTTTTTCATTACCTTCAGCGACTTGGTCTTCATCTGCGATTAGATCATCCACCCGTGCAGCTGCTTTACCCTCAAAAAAAGTCTTTGCGGAACCAGATATTATCTGTCTCAATTCATCTTCATGAATAGCAAGAAAAACCGTATGAGACTCAAATTGATCACCAACTGTTCCTATCATAAGACCTCCAACATAACTCTTTGTGCATTGAACTTTTCTAGTAAGAGGGGTTGGTTCCCCACCATCTAAACCTTTGCTCAATGCTCCCATAAATGTTAGTTTATTGATCATGTTTTACTTGGTCGCCAAATTCCAGCAATACCACCACGTCCTGGTGACCACCCACCTGGCCAACTTACTGTTACGTCTCCAGAATTTGGATTATTATCTTTTGCTTTACCACCCTGATTACCACCCACAAAAGTTAGGTTTCCATTTTTAGCTGTGTACACAAAGTTAACATGGCTAAAGTCCCAAAGAACGATATCTCCAGGTTGCGCATCTTTTATATCGACTTTAGTTGCTCCAAATTTAGAAGTAGAATCTCTAATTGCTCTTGCTCCAGCTGTTTGAAAGTATCGATACCCACATTGTTTTAATGTCCAAGCTACAAACCCCATACACCATGCGGTTTGATCAGATTTCCAAGCACCGCTATTTGGAAAACCAAGATCAGACCAAATACGAAGAATGTTTTGGTTAGAAGGTTTCCCACCCATACCAGTTTCTTTCCAGTGGCCATTCTGAGCAGTTAGTTCAAGTTGTTTTTGTAAAAATACCTGAATATCTGTAGAAGCAGCATCAGATTTTAAACTTTGTCCCTTTCCAGCGTCCTTTGGAGGTGGAGGAACATTTGGTTTAACTCCATTCTCTTCTCCTTGTGGGTTATAATATTTTGTTGGGTTTGCAATATAATCATTAGTTACTGCTTCGTTTTCTTCTTCTAGTTTATACTCTATTTCAACTGGTGGAGAAGGGCGCACTGGAGATTGTAGATATCCAAATTGATTTGTTCTGGCGTCACCAGATCCAATAAATGATAATTCAGTTGACTCTACAACTGCTGACTCAGCGATATCTCCAAAATCACCTCTAGCGTAATCAAATCGCATATTTCCATCAGTTTTTAACTGCATGGATGAGGTTGATGTAATTAAACTATTTCCATCTACTAAAGAGTTTAAATTACCGCTGACCTTGTAATTTAAGTTTGCAACTTCTAATGTGTAATCACCAGCAACTCTTGTTTTCATATCTCCACCAACCGATAAATTTAAATCGTTGGCTACACTAATATCAGCATTATTTTTTAAATTAATAACAGAAGCACCCTCAACTTCAATATCAGCATTACCTTGCACTAAAATACTAACACCATTACCAACAGTTAATACGCATCGACCGCCAATAAAAATAGAACCATTTCTATCGACAATAGTATATCCATCGCCAATAATTTTATTTACTTGAGTACCATTTGCATCTATATCTAAGAATGTGCCTTTACGGTGATATAAACTTATGTTCTCATGAGTTGGGGTATCATCTAAAGTAAAGATATGACCAGATTCAGTTTCATGAACTTTTGAATATGGATATTTACCACCGAATGGGGCAATTGGCTGCTCCCATGTTTCATCTGTATTGGCAATTTGTATTTGTTTACTTCTGGTCGAATCTTTAAATTCAACCGCAGTTTCTTTTATAATACCTCTGGCTAATCTATTTGTATCTGGTTCATCCATTAATTCTCGTAATGGATATTTTTTATTTGGATCTCTAAAACCTTCCTTATCTGCTGCTGAACGATCTTCAAGTAAAGCAGCTTGTTTTGCTGGCGGTAAATCTTTTACATCTTCTTGAGTATATGTTTTTTGTTCATCCGCCATTGGTTTATTAGTAGACTCTGGTACTACTGAACTACCTAGAAAATACTCATAATACTTTTGTTTCTTAGCATAGCCAGTGCCATTGGCGTCAGCACCTGTTCGAACCAATGCTTTTTGGAAGTATCCTGCATCGTTCTGATCGTGCTTAACATGAAGTGAGTAAAACGCAACAGTGGCTAAAGCTGCAACACTTGGGTCATCTAATAGAGATTGTGGATTATTTACAAAATCAACAGTTATGTTTTTCGTCAAAAGAAAATTTTGTATTTTAGTATATAATGCTTTACCAGTAATCTGATTAAACCCACGACCATAATATTTGGCTCCATCATCGGCATCTTTGTGACCAACTAGAGATCCATTTCCTTGTGGACTATAAATTTTCCTAAAAAATTCTTCTCTAGTTCCTTGCCACTTAGTATAAGGTTGAGCAGATTCTGGTGTTGGAAATGTTCTTCTAAACACTTTATGTAAATAATCTGCGTTCCCATAATAATAATCTTCTGCTTTAACTAACCAACCAGTCTCACCACCGCAAATACCAAGAATAGCGCATTTTGCATATTTTGATTTCAACCCTACTTTGTCGCACGCATCCAATAAGAGTTTAATATTTGCTTCAGCAGTAGTAGGATTAGAAGTAGATTTTGGTGGTGGTTTTGTTGGAATGTCTTGTTTTAAAACATCTTCTGATGGTGTATTTGCAGGTTTTTGTTCAGTAATGTTTGGTTTTGGTGCTGTTGAATTTGATGGTGCATTTGGTATACCAGATTCTGCTGTTCCAATTTGAACAGGAGTCCCTTGACTATCAACAACAGGCTGTCCATCAGTAGTGGTTAAAATGCCACCATTTGTTATAACGATACTACTAGCAGAATCCTCATCTATCAGTTCTGCTAATTTACTCTGAGGTATACCACCAACAGTCCCAAGAATAATTGGCATCTGCTGATCTTTGTCAGTAAATATAATAATAACAGTAGAACCTTCAACTGGACCAACTGGAGTTGCGCCAATACCATTCATACTAGAAGATGATGATGGTTGCATTAGATGCGCCCATGGTAACTCTTTTGTGGGTAATAATACTTTATCGTGCGTGTGCAACCCCACGACACGAACTTGACATCTGCCAAGGTATAATGGGTCTTCTCTACTTTCAACTATTCCTGTATAAAACATTATTTTAGGTTTCCTATCAATTTTATTTAATTTTTTGGTTGAAGACTATCTTTAATTAATTCCATATGACACTCATGACGGTGGCGTGTTATATAATGATTTACCGCTCCTATAAGATAGAATCCAGAAAACATTCGGTCAATTAAACTATTAGCATCATCTTCAGAATCTACTGACTGTATTTTGTTTAAAGTTAGTGATACTTTTTGTCCAGCTGTATAATCACATCTACCTGCAACTGTAATCTCAACTTTATTGGATTCCGCTAACTGCATTGAAGAAATTCTTTTTTGCAAAGTTTTATAATTACTAACGTCCAAAAAATCAGTAAAATTTGCAGTACTTCTTGGAAAGTTTATTAATAGACTGCTTGCATTGGAAATAGGGCTGCTAAAGATGTTATCTGGATTTAACTGACTACCACCACTACTCAATTTGTAGTTTTTTATCTTGTATTGTTTTTTAGTTATATCAAAAGAAACTAACTTAGATGCATACATACCACTACGTATTCTATCCATGTAATCATAAGCAACTGGGATAACAATTTGTTCTACTCTTCTATAATCTTCGGGTATGTTTTTAATATCCTTACCATTTGGTAGACTGTCGCGTATATAAGCATCTTTAGTAAACGCTTGATACAAACCATTTTTGTTTAAAGAATCTAATGA